AATTCGTAAGCGGTGGTTATCTCATTTTCAAGAGCCCATCGGCCCTCGCTCATTGGATACCAGTCTTTCGGAAAGCTCACGTTATCGAAGCCGACGATAGGGTCAGCGCCGGGGATTTGCAGCAACCGCGAAACTCCTACGATTTTGCCCCACGTATCGAGCCCGAAGCCTACGGCAGTATCCACGTTCCAAACGAATTGATAGAACTTAGCGAGGTTCACGCCTTCGCGTAGATACTCCGCCATGTTGTCAACCAATCGCAAAAGCGTTGGACTGTTGGCGTATTGACTGATGACGGTTTGCCGCACATCAAAGTCACCGTTGGGCACGGACATCACATACGAGACGGTGGCACCCGGCAGCACGTGGGCGTGCGGCAAGGGGTTTTGCGATATCACGTTGCCGAAGGGCACCGTATCACTAACGCCTACCTCGGGCTCACCCACGGACAGGCCGGCGGCCAAAATCTTTGCGTTCGCAGCGGACGCCGTATCCCCTTCGATATCCGGCACTTCGATATAGCCGGACGACTTCACAAGATCAACAGCGGTGCCGGCATTCACCAGCGCGCCGCCGAGTGGGAATTGCCGGATGATAGAGCCGAGCGGCACAGTCAAACTTGCTTCGGAAGTCACCGCGCCAACAATGAGTGAAGCGGCGATGATATCGGCCGTAGCGGATGCGAGCGGAAACCCAACAACCGGCGGCACCGTGACTTGCACGGGCGCGTTGTTGCGCTTCCAAATAGCACCGTTGCCGGCGTCGTCCATGCCGCACGCAATCGTCAACCCAAAACCGCTAGTTACTCGATTGACGAAGCCGGTAGCCATCGGCCCTAGTTCAGTGCTCCACGAAGTTTCGTTGAAAGCTGCAATAGCTTCGCCGAACCCAAACAGAAGCGAAAGCGCGTTGTCCGTGTATAGATCAACATAGGTACAGTCCGGCACCGTGTCTGTTGACCAAAGGCCGCCGTCATCAGCGGAAACCCCAATTTGATTTGTGTTAAAGCTGCTCGTGTAAATGTTGAAGTTGAGAGTTGCCGCCGCATCTACGTAGGGCGGCGGTCCCGGCGGACCCGACAGAAGCACCCACGCGAGGCCGTCGGTACTTTCAAATCCAATTGTATTGCCGTCTTGGTCCAAGACGTTTGTATAGAAAACGTCCCCATTCCACAGCACCGGGCCGCGCGTAGGAAACGTGGGCAATGCCGCAAGAGCATAGGAATTTCGCAGCGTCCAAGCGAGCCCGTCAGGGGAGCTTATCTGTACGAGGTGAACGTTAGGGTTGAAACTAACGAAAGACAGCACCGCAACGCCCGGCGCTTCAGCCGCGAAAACTTCGGCCGCATCAATGTTGACGCCGGGCAACCCGAGAGACGCGCACGTAACCTGCGCCCATGTGACGCCGTCGGTAGAAGTCCAAAAGCATTGAGAATTGCTATCGAGAACAATAAAGACGCCGACACCCGGTAAAAATGTAACGATGCCCGAGTTGAACCCTACGGGCGTCACATCGGCGAAGGTAAGGCCACCATCAACCGAAGTGAAAATGAAAGGATGCGTGCCGCAGACAACGAAAGCGCCGTTGCCTACCGCTATCGTTGCGCTTCCCGCCGTGGGCAATGTGTAGCCAACGCCCCACGTGTCGCCACCGTCGGAAGTGCGCAAAATGTCATTAGTGAAGTTGACAGCACATGCTACGTTGGCGTCTTGTATTGCAACCTGAAGAACAAAATTCCCCGCCGCTGCCCGGTCATCTACGAGCGTCCAACGCGGCGCGGTGTAGCCGCTAAAGACAACTGTTTGAGGGCCGGTGAAGTCAGCGCCAACGACGGGGTTAAGCGTATTCCAATAGAAATAGTAGTTACCGTCTGACCCCACGCCTTGCCCGGCCACGTCCGCAACGTTGAGCGTTTGCGTGCCCCCGGTGGTGGTGATAGTGATAGAGTCAGGCAGATTGTTGACCGCGCTCCCGCCCGAGAGTCCGACAACAACAAGGTTATTGTCTTTGACCGCGAGCGCGACGATTCCGCGTCCGTTGGAGCTACCCGAGACAGCGCCACCAAAGACCCCGGAGAAACCGGCCCAATCAACAGGGAAAAGCGTTTCAATCGCCGCAGAGTTGCCAGCGTTCAAACAGTAGCCGTAAGAGCCGCTTTGCGGCCCCATGTCTACTGTTATATTTACGTTTATATCCATCAGACAATCACTACGTCAATATCGAGCGCGTCAACCGTCGGCGCTTGATCTATGCCAGCGGTCACCGAGTTGAGAGTAGGCGTCACCGTTCCAATGAGAATAGAAAGGATGGATACTTCAGGGCCGATAGCGGAAACCGGAGTGTAGAACTTCGAGGCGAGAATCAAGCCGCCAATGCGCACACGCGGCGATCCATCCAACCCGTTGAACGAAGCAATGATCGCATCCTTGACGAGCTGCACGATGTTGGCAGGCAACGCGGCGCTATTCGCAAGCTGCACTTCAAACTTGATCGGCAGCGGGTCCGGCCGATTGAACTTGATGACGTAGGAAGGATAAGGCGGCGTGTAGCTCGTATCAAAAACGGTAACAGTAGTGTTGCCGTTCATGTTGCAACCCAAGTCTTTCTTGGTATAAATCGCGTTGCCGATATCCTGCGCAGCACCACCCACCACGCCGACATACACCGAGTGCGCCGCAAGCGGGTAGTTGGTGGCACCGTAGTTGACCACCGCATCGGTGACATTCTCGGTGACGAACACATCGAGCACGTCATCAACTTCAAACACGGCCCCGTAAATTGCTTCCTTCGAGCCGTGGGCATTCACCGCCACGCTGTTTGCGCGCCTGAACTCAAACTCTGCGCGCGTCTCAACATCACGCCCGAGGATACCGTCAAGCGCGTTGTTGATCGTATCCCAACCGGGAATAGCCTTGTAAATCGTAGTCAACGTGTTGGCGGGGCACGGAATCGGCCCATTCAAAACGTTGGCAAAATTCAAGGTGATAGTGCCCGACACCGGGATAGTCCCGCCGTCCGTGCAAATGTATCGGTTGCCGCTGGTGTCCTGCGCCTGCGCGCCTACAGGTATCACCGTACCGAACGCACCCACGCACTGACACGCAACGTTGGTGGGAGCGCCCGGCGAGCGCTCAAGGAAATAAATGCGCGCTATGGCATCTTGCATGAAGCCGTCGGCGGTGTCCGGGTTCACTTGGTTGACGAACTCGGCAAGCGCTTCGTTCGCGTTGGCGATCACGGCCGCCGTGCTTGTCGCGAGCTGCCCTTGCGGAGTGTTCAATGCCGGGTTGAGATTGCCGCCGAACGCTTCGTTATAGTCCGCCTGCACGCCGGCCAAAATCTCAGACTCTTGCGGGACAACGAGCCCTTCAGGCGCAAACTCAACTTGTGGAACGTTCGTGCTCATTGTAGTGACACCGTGCCCGTCTGCCCGTCATCAGTAGTAAAGACCACCTGCCCATTCACGCGGCGATCCTCGAATGCCTGTATTGTACACTCGGCCGACACCACGCCGGGCACAGTCTTAGCGGCCTGTACCATCAGCTCTTGGAAGAGCGTCACGGGTGGCGTGTGTCCTAAAACCTGTTGGAAGTACGGAATGCCTAGCGTAGTGTCGTACCACACTTCACCCAAGAAAGTGCGCAGCGCGCTTGCCACATCCTGCGATTGCTCGTAGGGCGCTTCCGCTGCGGCGATGTTGCCCGCTGCATCCGTCAGCAAATCCCATCGCGTAATATCGAGTAGTAGCGTCTTCATACCGGCGGCCCTGTGTTACCACCGCCGGGCGTGACGCCGCTGTGCGTGTGGGTGTGTATGTTCGTTCCCTGCCCGGTGGCTGCGCCGTCCATTGTCGTTGTGCCGGTGACGTGTACATCCCCGTCCAGCGTGATCGCAGGCGCTTGGATGGTCACCGCCAGCGGCGACTTTATGACGATGCCGGCAGCGGTAAATTGCACGTATTGAGTCGGCACAGCGTTGAGCATGCCGCCAACGTACAAAGCATCCGCGAAGCTGTAAGTGCGGCGCGAGCCCGGCGGAGCGCCCGGAATCGGCGCGCGGTTGCGGGCTGCGTCCGGGTCACTCTTCACTGAGGAAATATCGCGCATCGCGAAGACACACAAACCGATATCACCCGGCGCGGGGTCTAGGATCACAGCGTTTTCGCCGCCCTGCACGCGCATATACGGCGCATTAAAAACGGTGCCGTGCGGGATCGTTTGGCCGTCTTCGGTGATTTGATCCACCAAGAGTTGAACATCAACCTTGCCCACGGGCTCTACGCCGCCCGCGTTCGTGCATTTTTGAACTCGAACCAGTGTTGCAGTAGCCGCACGATTCAAGAGCTGTTGCACGATAAATTGAATCGTGGCGTACTCGCTGGCGACGTTCCCCGGTGTTTGATTTGCGACGCCCATTAGACGAGCACCCGCGTACATTGAAGCCGAGAAAACCATTGTCCGCGCGGCACGCGCGACTCTAGCGCGTGGGAGATAGAATAAGGAAACCACCGGCCCGACGCGCTCGGCACCTGACTTTGAATCTCTATTGGCGTACCGCAAGAGAATACCGGATCAAACACGGCGCTTACGATGAGCCCCGAGCGCTCGAACATTGGATAGCCGATAAGCCCCGAGTCCGGGGTCAAGACCACCGCCGTTGATTTGTCGCGAGGCTGCCCGAAAGGCACAATCAAAATTTCATCGCCTTGCACATAAAAGTCAGCATTGGCGGCCGCGCAAGCCTGCGCGAGTTGATCCCATAGCGTGCCGAAAAAATATGGGTTCGTAAGCACTCCATCCGCGCCGCCGTCTACGTAGGTCCACGGCGGCCCCATGCGCTCGATAATGTCAGCGGCCGCTACGCCGATATCGACTTGATACGGGTAGGATGTTGGGGGCACCGGGTTGATTTGAACCGCGTAGCCTGTTTGCGCCAGTATGCTAAAAGATACATCCGGTGCGCCTCGATAGTCGGGCTGCGCTTCGGTGACAGTACCTTTGAACACCTGCACCCATCCATCTTCGCGGCCGGTATTGTTGGCTTCAAGAATGACGAGGTGATTTAGGATTATCGGCGGGTTGGCCCAAATGACGCTCATTGCGTTCATGTCGGCTTGCTTCATCCCAAACACGTTAATTTCCGCTTGCGTTGCAAGGCGCACCACGGCTTGCACGCGCGCACTCATGCGCAGGTTTTCCACTATCAACGTGTTGCTGTTGGTGCCGGGAAAAACCGCGTTTGATCCCGCAAGGATCATGGTCAAACGCAAACGCTTGGCGGTAAAGCTCGTCATTCGCCTGCCGCCAAGTAGACCAACTGATAGCGAGAGCCGAGCCCCGTATACGTCGGATCGTTCCCGCCTTGAGTGTCAACGAATAAAAAATCTCCCACGAAACCGCGATACTTCGAGTCTAGCAAGAGGCGCTGACGGTCCCGACAGATACGCGAGCGCACAACGTAGCTGCCGGCAAGCAGCAAATCAAAATAGATGTTGCGGCCGTTTTGGCGCAAAGCGAGCTGCGCAGACTGACGCGCGAGCGTCACGGCTAACGTTTGATTAGGTACGGCTTGCAGGGGAATGAGAAGCACTATTGCAACTCCCCCGTTTTGATGTTGGTAGGCTGCGCCTGTACGTTGCCAGTATTCACCGGGGGCTGCGCTGATGGGTTTTGCGCATTCTCGGTTGTGGTGGCCGTCGTTGAGTAAGTCGCTGTAACAGTGCGAATTTCACGGAAATACAAATCAACTTCGGATAGAAAGTACGCGCCACGAGCGCCCCGCCGCGTCACTTCGTAGCGCGTAACATTCACTCCGACGTAGGACCGTTCAGGCGTCACCACATCGTACAGTTCCAGCGTGCCCGCTATCGCCTCGATGCTATCCAAAAATTGCTTGCGGGCTTCCTTGGTCCCTCCCTTATAGAGTCGCACCATAATTTCAAAGGGCTGTGCGACTTTGTCATAGCTGGCAAATGCACCCTCTTGAACAGGAAAATCAGATAGCGCCCACTCGTTGCGATAGGCGAACTCCCCGAAGGAATCCGGCTTCACTACTGGCGTGCGCTTCGCAACGATGGTTACCGTTTCAATGCCGCTTGCGTCTTTGGTGTTGGGCGGATTCGTTTTGTAAATGCCCCACTGCGGCTGCGCAAAGATAGACTGCCATAGCTTGCCCAACGCGAGCGCAAGCCCAATCACCGGACCCGGCGAAGCGGGAAACAAATTCGAGCGCGCAAGCTGCGGCACGCCGGGAAGCCTCGGCACGTTGGGAAACGGGGGTTTAGGAATGATCGCCACTACTGCACCCCTGAGTCAGCGTGCGACGCCAACAGCTTACGCCGCGTGGCATCAACGAACTCGTCAGCCACCGCGCGGCCATCCGTGCGCGGCGTTTGAATAGTCACGTTCTCGAAAGTCACATCAGTACGATTGTTGACCGTGCTCCCTTGCGCGTTTGGCGTGGGCAATGCAAGCGAAGTGCCCGCAAGCACCTTGCCCGCGTAGGCTTTATTTTGCGGCCCTAAATTTGTGCCTTCCTTGTAGTTCTTTTCCCCGGCGTTATACATGCGCAGCGCTTCTACATAGCGCTCTTGCTCGCTGCCTTCGGTCTTGTCCAACAACGCCGCAAAGTGCCGTGCGGCCGTGTCGATATCGGCGTAAGGATTTTTGCCGGCATCTTTGAAGAACTGCGGGTTAAGCTGCATGATGCCCTTACCCGTCACCTTGCCGGTTTTTGGGTTGCGCGCAACGGCGTTGGGATCATAGCCGCTTTCAGTACGCGCGATCCCGCGCAGCACGTCGCGGTCAATGCCGTATTTGTCGGCCGCCTTATCGAGCGCAGGACCGTACACGTATTGCCCACGGAACCACTCGCCTTCTGCTTTCATCAGTCGCTTTGTGGTGTCGGCCAAATCGCCGAGCGCCATTGATGCTTTATCCGAAGCGTGCGAAAGCTTGTCACCGAGCGATGCGGCTAAGTGCATGCCGCCGGTCAACGTCTTTTCTAATCGCTCGTTAGCACCCGCTGCAAGCGGCGTTTCCTTTGTCATCGCGGGGATGCCCGCTTCAGCGAGCCCGGCTTGCCCCAAGCTCTGCGAAGCGATCACACGGCGATTTGCGGCCGCAATATCGGTGGCCCCTACCTGTCGGCGCGCTTCCTGCCGAGCGAAGCCGGCGGCCGTCGCGGCGCGGCCGTCCGCTACGAGGTTCGCGAGTCCACCACTGAAGCCGGCTTGTTGAGCGGCGAAGAACGCATCCCCGCGCGTCATTTGTCCTGACTTCTGCAAACGCTCTAATGCGGATGCGGTATCTAGCGCAATGTCTTTGAAGTCACGTTGCTTGCCGCTGGCATCCTGAAACTGCACACCGAGCCGCGCCAACATGATAAGCGAGTCGGAAATCTGACCGTTGAATTTCAAATCATAAAGCGACTTGGTGAGCCCGCCCGCGCTCTGTGTGGCGTCTTCCAACGATCCGCCAGCCAGCTCTGCCGCATTTTGAATGTTGCGTAAGCCGGCCGCTGTTTGGTTATAGTTGCGCGCATCGAGCCCGAGGCGGCGCGTGTTCTCGGCCACCTCGTAGAGCATGCTGTTTATTTTCTTGCCGGCGGCAATCGCAAGCGCTATTGCGATCCCAACGAGCCCGCCGCGTGAGAACACCTTAGCGAGCACGCCGCCCGATGACGCCATAGATTTTGCGGCGCTCTCGGCTCCGCGGGACATTTCATCGGTGCCCTTGCGTACCGTTTCCTTGGTGCGCACAACGCTTGCCGCAATCTCTTTTTCACCCTTCGTGAAGTCACGCGGGTCAAGACCGAGCTTAACGATGAGTTGGTCAATGACCGTTGTGCTACCCACGGCGGTTTATCTCTTCTCTTTCAAACGTCGTTCGTTTACTACATCAACGTTCACAATCTCCAATAGATCGTAGGCGTCCCCCACGCCGTACACCGTCTGCAACTCCAAGAGCGTTGCATGCCGGCTTGATACGAGCGTTCCGATAATTGGCGGCACGTTGACATACTTCGTTAGGCCGACGGCGGGGACTGCGGGGAGGGGTCCGTAGTCGGGAACGCTTCGGCCAGCGAAAAATTTAGATGCAGTTGGAACACCTCTTTGCGCAGCTCGGCGCGCGTGGCTATCTCTTCAATCTGCGAATTCTCGCCGGGGAACAAGTCTTGAAGCGGAGCATTGCCCGGCGGTTTGTATTGAATGCAAGCCATCATTTCATCTAGCAATGGCTCAATTTCGGCCCACTGTGCGCCGTTCAATGCGCGCAAGCCGATGACGAGAAAGTACGGCATCATGGACGCCAGCCCCGCCCATCCGCGCTCGAAGATGCCCGGCGGCAACTCAATGCCGCCGCGCGCTAGAGCAAGCAGAGCG